CAGCTTGAGCATCGTCTGGCTGTTGCTGATGTGCGCCGCGTCGAGCAGCGCACGCAGCGCGCCAGTTGCGGCAGCAGATAGACCGCCGACCATGTGCGGCAGGCCGATCGGGTACGCACCGCGCCACGGCACGAATGGGAACTCGACGAACCACTGAAGCTCTTCTTGCGCGTCGTCTAGCTCGTCCCAGTTGCGGTAGATGCTCAGCACCTTAGACGTCGTCTTGTCCACCGTGATGATGTAAGGCAGCGCCTCATCACCCTCGATGTCGGAGATGACGTAAATCTCATAGACGGTGCGCAGACCGTCCTCGTTGTAGCTGCTCTCGTCGCGGCCCTCGATCTTCATGTTGGCCTTCTCGGCCTTCGAGTAGTCGGGCTCCATGCTGACCGGCGCCAGATCGACGTCGCGGTACATGCCCTGCTTGACGCGGCGCTGATAGTCGAGCTGCGTCAGATACTGAACGTGCGTCTTGCGCTGCGCCGAATAGAAGTTGGTCGCGGCGAACGGTAAGTACATGTCGTCGATCGCGACGAACAGGAAGTCCGGCCGGTTGCGCGGTTCGTTCCACGTCACCTTCATGTACTGCGCGCCGCCGAGCGGCACCTGCGTCAAGAGCTGCTCGAGCTCTGCGCGGAACTCAGGCGACTGCGTCGTGAGCTGCCAGTTCATGAAGTCGGTCTTGCGCTTAGCCTTCTTGACCTTGTCGCCTGACGGCTCGCCGGGGATGAAGTCCTTGACCGGTCCCTGCGGTGGGAACAGTTCTTTGATGGCGCGGGCTGAGAAGTCAACGCAAGCCTCGGTCAGCATCGGGTGCACAACCTTGGTCGCGCCCTGGAACTGCGCACCGCCTGGTGCGTCGTCGCCCAGGCCGGTGCGGCGGAGGCCCTCTTCGTACTGCTCGTCGCGCTTCTTGCGCGCCTGCTTGTCCTTGCCGACCACGTCGAGATAGGTGCGTGCGATCTCGGACAGCTCGCTCTCGGACATCGTCTCGGCCAGGTTGGCGTAGAAGTCATCGGAGCGTGCGTCGCCCTCGCCGTCGTCCATGCGCACGATCGCGCCGCCGTCTTCGGTGTCGATGACGCTATCGTCCTCGTCGTCGGGCAGCTCGATTATCTCGCCAGTAAGGATGTTCTCGTCTTCGTCCATGGCCTCGTCCTTCATACGGCGTAGGGATTTACCACCGGCTTAGGCGGCGGCGTTGTGATTTCGTCTTTGCGTGCTTGTACAGCATCAAGCAGTCGCTTGTCCATGCACAGTCGCAAGGCCTGCGTCGTGCTGTCCACAAAGTCGTCGTGCTTGATGCTGTTCGGCCCAGTGTAGCTGCACAGTTGGTGCAGCATCGGGTCGATCCAGTTGCGCGGCCGGCCGGGGTGCGACGCGCTCTCGGGCAGCCAGACCATCTTGCGTGCGAAGATCGGCGACACGATGTGCAGACGCGTCAGCTTATCAGCTCGCCCTGGGTTGTATGCGTAGGCCTCGAGGCCCTCGCGCTCTAGCATCTGGCGCAGGCTGATGCCGCTGCCCTTGTCTTCGATCAGCAGGATGTCAGGCTTGCGCCCGGACGTGAGCGGCTTGCTCGATCCGAACATCGGCTTGATCAGCGCGTTGTCGTCGTCATCGCCGTACGCGATGTTCATCTCTTTCCTCACGCGCCGGATCAGGTCGGGCATGCCCAGATGCTCTTCCCAACAGTCGAGCAGCATGATGTTGTTGCGCTTCTCGTGATGGAACACGCCCCAGACTGTGCACGCCGTCGGGTCAGGGTCGCCCTTCTTCTTGTCGTATGTCTGTTCGGTGAACGCCGTGTCGAGCGACAGGATAACCAGGTCGAAGCGCGGCATCGGCTTGTCGTGCGGCCACAAGCGGAACTGGCTGCGCTTCACAATGCCGCTCTCTTCAGGATCGATCAACTCGCCGTACAGCTCCTGCCGGCCGAGCGTTGTGCCCTCGTACTGTTGAAGCTGGTCGAAGAAGCTGTCGGGCAGGTTCGTCTTGTTGTCGTACGTTGAGCCGGCCACAATCAACCGGCCGGCGTTCGGCGCGGTGAGCTTGCGGATGATGTCCTTGGGCCTGGGCGTTGTGGTCCACAGCACTTGCGGCTTGTCGCCCAGGCGCAGGCCCATCATGGCCATGTCCCACACGTCGTCGTACGGCCAGGCGGCCAGCTCGTCAGCCCAGATGCGCGTGTGCTGCGGGCCGCGTAAGCGCTCAGGCTTCTCAGCCGTGAAGCCACGTATCAACGATACACCGCCTGTGCAGTTGAACATCTCGATCGTCATGTCGGTCTTGTTATATGCTTTGATCAGCTCAGGCGGAATGATGTCGAGCAGCCCGTTCTCGAAGCAGGTGAACTTCACGTCCTGATAGGTAGGCGCGATCACCGCGCTGTCGAACCCTGATGGATCCAAAAATACTTTCCGTGCCAGCCACTCTGCTCCGACGCGCGTCTTACCGTAACCGCGCCCTGCCAGATAGCCGCACTCGGTAAACTGCGGGTCTTTGCCTTGGAGCTTCGCCGCCACTTCAGGGACTTGATTAGGCCGCGCTGTCTTTCCCCAGCGCTTCTGCCAGACGAGGAAGCGTGCCTGCTTGTCATCGAGGCGCGACAGGACGGATGCATCAACGGTCACTTGCCTTCGGGTGTCTTGATCGCCAGGTCGGCCAGCTCTAGCATGAGCTCAGGCGACACGAGTGACACTTCGGCCTTGATGGTCTCGCCCGGTTTGTTGCCGACGTCGACCGTCTGCTTGTCGCCGTACTTTCCCGGGTTCCACTTAGCCAGGAGCTTCAGTCGGATCTCTGCGCGGTTGCGCGCCCAGGCAACGCCTGCGCTGTCGATGCGGCTTGTTGTCTTGTTGCCTTCGCTGTCGAAATCGATCACGCGCTCAGGCTCTGCGTCGAGGATCTCCAACGCCTGCTCGGCTATGGCATCTGCACCCACGTCGCGCGCACGCGCATACGCGATGGCCAGACTTTCGTCTGCACGTATCCAATCCAGCCACGCAGTCGGATGCGGAAACTTCTCGGCCGATCGGCAAATAGCAGCGAGCGGCTCGCCGTTCGACAAGCGATGCAAGATCTCTTCAACCACTTCGGGTTTGCGTTTAGTCGGATATGGCATGTGCGTGCTCGCGATGCGTCCTCAAGCTTCCACTGAAGTTGCCTAGATAGCACCTCGAGCGACACATCTCAAGCCCATCCCTCAATCGACCCTGAATAACCGTCCGCCCTGGCACGCGTGCGCTGCTCAGCCAACGTCAAGTTCGGCAGCAGCTTGTCATGCTTGAACGCCCAGCGGCACATCGAAGCCAGCAGCATGGCACTGCCGATCTCTGACGACGTGTTCTTTGTGATCGGCACCTGGTCACGCTCAAGCGATCGCACCTCGGCAACCTTCTCCACCTTCAGCTCAGGCTTATCCACCGGCGTCGGTGGCAGCTCTCTTGCGATCACCTTGCGGTAGCCGCGCACAAGCAGCACCGACACGTGGACGCCATGCTTGCGACGCAGCGCCTTCACGATCGCCACATCATCAGCCACCGCCATCGTCAGCAGCTCAATATCGTTTCTCATCTCTTGCGTAAGTACCATCATGTGCTCCTCTTCTAAACGAGATACACTACCTGCCACCAAGCAACAGATTGCGCAAGCATCTAATTGCGACGCAGCGTGCAGCATCTGCGCATCATGCTGCACGAGGTGATCCCAACAAGTCTCAACACAGCGCAGCACATCGGCGCAGCGCAGCGTGACCCCAGCACGAGCAGCGTGCAGCATCGTGGGGTACCCCTAAAGGGGTAACCCCCACACGCTGCATGACACGCTGCGTCTCGCGCTTGCCTGCAGCATGCAGCAGCAGCATGCAGCATGACCAAATGCTGCTGCTGGCTAGTGATTGCTTGCATAGCTAAATGCTGGCTAGTGATTACTTGCATATTTATTTTCACGGGGGGCTTGCAAGCGTTTACTTGATATGCAATTATACTGATATCAAGCAAGCAAAGGAGACACTGAAATGACTACACGCCGCCTCATCAACTGCCCAACATGTTCAGGTTCGGACAAGACGACCCGCAACATCTGGGACGTCGACTTCTACGAGCGTACCCGCACTTGCCGCTGCTGCGGTACGACGGTTAAGCTCAAGGCGCTGTCCCCCACCATCCGCGCCAAGCGCGACGCGCACAACGCAAGGATGGAAGCTATCCTCCAATCCGTAATCGCAGGAGGCGTGACATGACACCGCGCCGCCTGACCGCGCTGCTCCGCCAGCTCGCCGATCAACTGGAGAAGACCAATGGCTAAGTACGGCAACGGCAACCCATGGCCAGAAGAGGACGTTGCGCGGATCGCGGGCATGTACCGCGCTGGCATACCCATCAAAGAAATTGCGCGCCGGTTCGACACCACACCAAACGCGATACACCAGCTCATGGGGCGTAAGAAGGCGTACCGAACGCTCACCCGCAAAGTGGGTAAGGCGGCATACGGAAAAACAACCCGCACAGTAGACCAAGGCGACAACGTCAGCGCGCTGTTTGGCAACGCCGAGAGCGAGGCAGAATAAATGCACTGGCGCCAAGCTGAGACGCATTGTCATCATGCGCAGGCAGGGCTCGACGTGGAAAGAGTGCGGCGAGGCTGTGGGTGTATCCGGCAGTGTTGCCCAAGATTGGGTAGAGTTCCTGCCCTTTGAATTATCAGTATAAGGAGACTACTATTATGACCGAAAAGACATGGACCGTCGAGGATCTCAAGGAGCGCGCCTTGCACTTCCAGAGGCTGCACGAAAAGCATCTCGCCGCGACTGGCGCTGAGAACACGCCTTACCGCGAAGACTACAAGCATTACCTCGACCGATGGTACGCCGCCGCTGGGATGGGCGAATATGACAAAGGAGCACTATGACTATGACTAACAACTTTCCAAAAGGACCCCTCGCGTTCCCGAACGCCGTCCCCGATACCTTTTACGACTTTAACGACGGCATGACCCTGCGCGATTACTTCGCAGCTAAAGCGATCAACGGGATGCTAGGCAATCCACGCTATGACAGCACTTCGTTTGCTACGCTCTCCACCTGGGCGTACCAGCTCGCCGACGCAATGCTCGAAGAGCGCTAATAAACAAGGAGCACAATGACTATGTCTGACAACTTAAGCTACGCCTGGCGCAACAAGCCTCTTGGCGACGTGATGCCAACAAGCCGCCTGCTCGACAACCTCGAGCGCGCCGGCTACCATACGGCAGGCGACATCCTCGACGCCAAGGCGGAGGCGCTGGCCGCTGACGTCCGTGGCGTCGGGCCGATACGCGCCGGCCGGATACGCCAGACGGTCTTCGACCACGCGAAGCGGTTCGGCTCGTCCGAGACGCCGAACTGGGTCATGGTGCCGGGTCACGTTGAGTTCACTGAGACAACGCCGTCACTAGCCGACACGCTCATGACGCTGGGCGCGATGCTCGCTGTGGCGCTGCTGTTCTTCGTGACTGTGAGTATCTTGCTATGAGCATCGCACCGATCGTCAACGGGTTTCCCCTGCTGAGCCGCATGGCGCGATCTGCTCTTGACTGGTCGCAGCTCGAGACATCGCGCCGCACAGGCATTCCCAAAACTACACTGGCACGGTTTGAAACGTGTTCCGGAGGGCTTAGCGCGACACAGTGCGCCACGCTAATAGAAGCTTATGAAAGCGCGGGGCTGACCTTCTCTCAAGAGCTTGGCTCAATCGGTGTCTCGCTGCGCGACAGCGCGACAGTGCTGGCGCAGTTACAAGACCCTGACCGCCGACGCTCAGACTACAAAGGATCACAGTAATGACAACCAAGCCTGACCTCATATGCCGGGACAACGTCCTGATGCCGGGCCAGCTCCAGTTCGTGCACCCTGAGACCGGCGCTCTGATCGCCACGGTCAACGCCAACACGCCTGAGGGCAAGTACACCGTCGCCGCCATGTTCATTGGCTTCGAGAAGGTGGGCTACAAGATCAAGGACGAGACGCACCTTGTCACAACGTCTGAGGGCGACGAGCTGCCGCAGGTGACGACATGAGCAGCAGAAACCTACCGCACCACCTGTATGTCTATGTGGACAGCTCGTTCATACGCAAGGAAGGCAAGGGCTTCGAGCCAGCCGTCTGGTTCGCGCTTCGATCTGAGCCTGACCGAGCGTGGGGATGTACCGTGCTAACCGAGGAGGGCGCGGTATACCGCAATCTGCCCCCACATTCGCTATCGTTCAGCAAGAACCCAGAGCCAGCCTGGACACTGCAACAAGCGCAAGTCTGGGACTGCTACGGCACCGAGTTTGACGTCATCAAATACGAGTATCTGGTAAATTTAGAAGCGCGTTACGACTACGGCGACGACCGGGCGACCTGCCTGTTCACCGCCTGCCCGCACAGCGACGGCTTCAGCGCCGCGCCAGAGCAGTCGAAAGAGTTCATGTTCATGCGAACGACAGGCGACCGTCTGCTTATTCGTCCCACCAATATGGTGCTGTTCGAGGAGCGCAGCTTCACTGAAGACACAGGCTGGCCGACTGACATCATGACATCCACGCAAGTCTGGCGCGCAGAGTGAGCCATTCGTAAATTATAAAACCTAAGGAGAAGTAAAATGATGACCCCAGAAGACGCAATGAGACAGGCCCACATGACGGCCAGCCTGTACGCATACGAGGCGTCAGTCGCCTATGAGAAGATCTTCGGCGCACGGCCAGAGGACGAGCCCGAAGCCGCCGCCGTATTCATCGGCCAGTACATGCGCACCGCAGCCCACGACTACGATGTCGCCATGCGGGAGCGCGGCAAGTGAGCGATTTAGCAGAGCAACTTAGAGCCGCTGCGGACGACATGGGTGGTGAGCTTCTTCCATTTGCACGCATGTACACGCAACTAGCTGACCGCATCGAAGCTTATGAAGTGGAGATCGTGCAGCTAGAGGCAGCACTAAAGCGCATCGCAGGCGGTTGGCCAAAGCCAATGCAACTGGCGCGCGAGACGCTCGAAAAGAAAAAGTGAATTA